TTAACATTTGGAACAAATGGTTTTTATTTAGATTTTGAAGATAGTTCAGCTTTAGGAAATGATGTATCAGGTAATAATAATGATTTTTCTTCATCAGGATTAGCAGCGACAGACCAGTCCACTGACACTTGTACTAACAACTATATAACATTAAATCCTATAAACGCAGATCTTTCAAATTCTACTTTAACTGAAGGTAATCTACAATTTGCTGGTGGAGATACAAGTGTAAATTATGATTATGTTGCCGCTACAATAGCTCCATCTGCGGGTAAATGGTATTGGGAAGTAAAAGCAGTTGATAACGCTGAAATAGATCAAGTGGGTGTAGCAGAAGCAGACTTAGCAATTTTTTCTAACGCTTCTAATTCAAGTGGTCTTCAAGCAACAACATATGGTGGAAAATCTGTTCAATTTTCAAATGGTAATAAAGCTGGAGATGGCTCTCAATCATCTTATATGGGTGGCTTTAGTGCAAACGATATAATGATGATTGCATTAGATTTAGATAATGGAAATATTTATTATGGTAGAAATGGACAATGGGCAAATGGTTCTGGAGGTGCAGATCAATCATTTCCAGGTACAGCGGCATTTACAAATTTAACAGCAGGAGCTGCTTATGTTCCAGCTCACTGCATGAGAGCTTATGGTGGATCAAATACTGGAGAAAGTGAATATAATTTTGGTTCTCCACCTTACTCAATCTCATCAGGAAACACTGATGGTAATGGTTATGGGAATTTTGAATATAGCGTGCCTTCAAATTATTATGCTCTTAATACAAAAAATTTAGCGGAGTTTGGATAATGGCTTACACAACTGTTGATAAACCAGATATTTATTTTCGAATAGCAATTTATAACGGAAATAATAATCCTCAAAGTATTGGTTGGAATGAAAATGATAATAACGATGCCGTTGATTATACAGATAACATGCAACCAGATATGGTATGGATTAAATCAAGAGCAGGTAATACAGTATTTGGTCACGTTCTAGGTGATTCTGTTAGAGGTGGAGGAAACTATTTCCGTACTGATGTTAGTGATGCAAATACATCTAATGCTAATGTAATAGCTACTTTTGATTCAAATGGTTTTGGAGTTGGAGGTGCAACATTTGTTAGTGAAGGTTCTCGTACTTATGTAGGCTGGGGATGGAAGGCAGGAACGACATCTGGAATAACTACAAATGGTGCAACAACAATTACACCAATAGGTTATTCATTTAACACTGGTGCAGGTTTTAGTATGGTTAGATATCATGGTAACGAAACTGCCGGAGCAAAAGTTCCGCATGGGTTGGGTGCTGTGCCTCATTGGATACTTTGTAAAAATATGAATAATGATGAACAGTGGGTTGTATATCATAAAAACAACACATCATCACCAGAAACAGACCATTTACATTTAGATGTAAACGATGCAACAGCTGATGATAATACTATTTGGAATGATACAGCTCCAGACTCAGTTAATTTTACTATAGGAAGTGATGACATCACTAATAAAAATGGTGAAGATGTAATGGCTTATATTTGGACTGGTATAAAAGGATATAGTAAATTTGGAGGTTACACGGGAAATAATAACAACAATGGCCCCTTCGTTTATTTGGGTTTCCGGCCTGCTTGGTTACTTGTGAAGGATGCAGGTTCAGGTCAATCGTGGCATATGTTTGATTCAAAACGACAATTATTTAATGATGATGATGTTCCACACTTGATACCAAGTGAAGATGATAGTGAGGCAGAGGCAACAAGTAATAGAGGAACTGCAAAAATTGATCTTTTATCTAACGGATTTAAAATTAATTCAGACGGATCTTTACTTAATGGTACAGGTTCGTTTATATACATGGCTTTTGCAGAAAATCCATTTGTAAATTCTAATGGAGTTCCTGTAAACGCAAGGTAAAATATTATGTTACAAAAAGTAAAATTTGCACCAGGGTTTAATAAACAAGTCACATCGACAGGTGGTGAAAGCCAATGGGTCAACGGTGATAATGTTCGTTTTAGATATGGCACACCTGAAAAAATGGGCGGCTGGTCACAATTAGGATCTGTTTTGATAACAGGTAGAACAACAGCTCTTCATCATTTTGTAAATACATCAGGTATTAAATATGCTATCTTAGGAACAAACAGAATTTTATATGCATACTCTGGTGGTATATTTTATGATATACATCCTATTAAATCTACTACAACTTTATCTAATGCATTTAGCACAACTAATGGATCAAAAACTGTAACCTTAACTTTTGCATCCGACCACAATATAAGTAAATTTGATATTATATTATTAGATACTTTTTCCTCTATTACTAATTCTGGTTTTGCATCAGGTGATTTTACAGATAAAAAATTTATGGTAACATCAATACCAACAAGCACCACACTTACAATTGAAATGGAATCTAATGAGTCTGGATCGGGTGCATCTACATCTGGTGGTATTAGAGTTCAACATTATTATTCTGTTGGACCCGCAGTAGAGGTTGCATCAACAGGTTGGAGTCTTGGACCTTGGGGAGGACAACAAGGAGGGCAATTTACCTCTACACTATCTTCATCAATAAATACAAGTGTAACATCATTAACCATGGCTAGTTCATCCTCATTTCCATCTTCAGGTACCGTGTTAATAGATAACGAATTAGTTACTTACACAGGTAATGATAATAGCGGGACTTTATCTGGTCTAACAAGAGGTGCACTAGGTACAACAGCAGCCACACACTCATCAGGTGCAACGGTAACAGATGCATCAAACTTTTTTGCATGGAACGCTGCAGCATCAGGAGATATTGTAACAGCGCCTGGACTTTGGTCACTAGATAATTTTGGTAATAAACTTATTGCAACAATAAATGGTGGCGAAAGTTTTGAGTGGGATTCAAATCCTACAGGAGCAAATAACACGAGAGCAACTATTATAACAGGAGCACCAACTGCTTCAGCATTTAGTTTAGTATCTACTCCAGACCGTCACTTAATATTTTTTGGAACAGAAACAACAATTGGAACTAAATCTACACAAGACCCTATGTTTATAAGATTCTCTTCTCAAGAGGATATTAATACATATACACCAAGTGCAACCAATACTGCAGGTACACAAAGACTTGCAGATGGATCTAAAATTGTTGGAGCGATCAGAGGCCGTGATGCAATTTATATTTGGACTGATTCTGCTTTATTTATTATGCGTTTTGTTGGTCCACCATTTACATTCTCATTTCAACAGGTTGGTACAAACTGTGGATTGATAGGACAGAACGCAGCTGTTGAAGTTGATGGTACAGCTTATTGGATGTCAGAGAATGGTTTCTTTAGATACACTGGTAAACTAGAATCACTACCATGTTTGGTTGAGGATCATGTTTACGATGATATTAATACAACACCTAAACAACATATTAATGCAGGATTAAATAACTTATTTGGTGAGGTCATATGGTTTTATCCAAACTCAGGTTCTGGTGTTGTTAATAGGATGGTAGCATATAATTATCTAGACTCAAGTCCCGAGCGACCAGTGTGGACTACAGGCACATTAGCTAGAACTGCTTGGCAAGACTCTGCAGTGTTTGGTAAACCACATGCAACAGAATATGATTCTAGTGCGGAGACAGCAGACACAGATGTTAATTATGTTCATGGTAATACAGACGGTGCATCAACATATTATGAACATGAAACTGGTTTGAATCAAGTTAAATTAGGTCAAACAACTGCTATTGCAGCAAATATAGAATCTGGTAGTTTTGATATTGGCCAACAAGGTTTAGCTGGTGATGGTGAATTTATGATGAAAATAAGAAGAGTCATACCAGATTTTTTATCACAAACAGGTGATGCAAGAGTAACATTAAATTTAAAAGATTTTCCAAATCAAACAAAAGCTAGTTCTTCTTTAGGTCCATTTACAATTACTAGTAACTCAACTAAAATAGACACACGCGCTAGAGCCAGAGAGATATCATTAAAAGTAGAAAATACTAGCACCGGTCAGTTTTGGAAACTGGGAACATTTAGAATAGATTATCAACCGGATGGTAGAAGATAATGCCATTAAATAAAAAAGGTAAAAAAATTATGAGTTCTATGAAAAAACAATATGGTAAGAAAAAAGGTGAGCAAGTTTTTTATGCATCACTAAATAAGAAAAAAATTAAAGGAGTTAAAAAACGTGGCTAGAATAGTACAAGCATTAACACAACCAGCAGAAGATTACGATCAACAATTACAACAATCGTTTGTTAGAGATGTAGATAGTATTGTGCAAAAATTAAACACAACATATCAACAAGATTTAAAAGACGAGGCAGAAGCGGAGGCTTTTTTCTTTGGCTAATTCATTTATAAATAAAAAAGTAGATTTAACTACTACATCTGCTACGACATTATATACAGTGCCAACAGCAACCACTGCTATTATAAAATCTATATTGGTATCAGAAGACTCTGGAAATGCAGATACTATTACAGTAACTATTACTGATGCTAGTGATAATGTATTTAGCTTATTTAAAACAAAGTCCATATCAGCGAATGGCACAACAGAATTACTATCAGCACCTTTAGTATTAGAAGAAAGTGAGATACTAAAAGTGACTGCAGCTACAGCAAATAGACTACATGTGGTTCTTTCGGCTCTACAATCTAAGCCTAGAGAGGTTACAACATAGTCTTGATTTACTTGTGAAAAACGAGTAATACTGTAAATTCAGGTGAAATGCCTGCCTTTTAAAAATAAACAATATTTAACATATATGATTACAAGAATGCAAATGCCAAGACAATTACGTAATAAAGGCGGGATCACAAATGCAGTCCCAAGAGAAAAGTATGGTCTTGGTAGTAAATTAAAAGAACGATTTAGAAAACTTATACCAAATGAATTAGCAGATGTTGCAGTTAAAGCTGCACCGTTTGTTGCACCATTCAATCCTGGTATTGCAGGACTGATGAGAGGTATAGGTAGATTTGATCAACGAGGTAGTATTAGTGATGCACTTAAACAGGGTATTGCTACTTTTGGTTTTGGTAAAGCTGCAGGGTTTTTAGGTGGTGCAGAAGGACCTGGTGGTATGTTTGGCAAACAAACATTTACTAAAGAAGGTTTTAGACAAGGACCTGTAGGTAGATTGTTTCAAGGTAAAACACCTGGTGGCGATATTCCTAAAAGTGATCCTAAAATAACTCCTGATGTTACAGAAACAAAAGGTATTCGTGAAATAGCAAACGTAGCTGATAAAGTATTTGAAAAAGCACCCATATTAAAAGATTTACCATCAGTGGTAAAACAAAAATTATTAGTAGGTGGTATTACATCAGGTGCCTCTGCATTGTACAGTTATTTTACAGGAGAGTTTGAGCCACCAGAACCTGGTGAAAGTATGGAAGAATACATGGCAAGAAGAAGAGAACGAGTAAAAGCACAAGTAAGACAAACTATGGATAGTTATTACACACCGCTACGTAATCCAGAATATGCAGCTATGACCCCAGAACAAAAAGATAATTTTATTGATGGCATTGTTGGTTCAGGCATGGCAACAGGCGGCAGGGTGGGTTATCAAACTGGTGGTATCACCATGGCAAATACATTAGCAGAAAACATAAGACGTAATTTAGCTAATCAAGCTGCAGTTGCAGAACAGTTTAGACAAGCAAGAAAAAATATACCAGGTTACGTAGAACCACAAAGAACACCTGTTCAAGAATATGCAATGGGTGAAGATAGTATACTAGGACCTCTTTCAAAAAAAGCAGCATCTACAATAATCGAGGGTCAAGATAAAAGTCGAGCTGCACTAGATTTGTTAAATAAAACAAACATGCAGCCCTCTAATACAATAACACAAACGCCTACAACAGACACAGCACAAATACCAGGAACAATGGATTCTTTAGTTGATGTTAATAAACAACCAACACAAACAACAGACACAGCACAAATACCAAGAGCAAAAGACCCGTACTATGACGGAGTTAGAGAAGCTTTTACAACTGAACGTTTACCTGGTGGAGAATTATTTGGAGATGCAATACCTGGTTTTGATAAATTTGGAACTTATACGGGTGATGACCCTTTTTTAAAAGAATATTATGAGTCAGGTAGAGGAACACCATCTTCACAATTAGTTAAACTACCAGCAAATAATCCTTACGCAGATGGAGGCGCTGGTTATTATCAATATAATGGAACAAGTTTTAATAAAGTAGCAGATGAAAACCCAACACCTGAATCTATGAAATTTTTAAGATCAAACTATTTACCAGCATCTGACCCACCTAAAAAAGTTATACCTGCAGAACCACCTAGAAAAATTATACCAGAGGAAGGAACAATAGGTCCTATAACAAAATTACCAATAGAACCAGATCCAGATACACCAATAGATGAATTAGTACAACCGATAATGCCTACTTTACCTGTAGAACCTATGACAGATCAACAGATACTTGAAGGTTTTGCAAAATTTAAAGAACAAAATCCAGGAGCTGGAATGGGACCAGGTTTACAAGTTATGATTTATGGTAGACTACCTGATGGGACACCACTTACATTTAGCAACAGTGCACAAGCTGCTGCTTTTAGTCAGTATTTAGAATCTATAGGACAACCACCTTTTGAAAGAGTTTCTGGTGATATTAGAAAAATAACTGACAATGAAGAAAAAAGTTTATCCAAACTAGCAACAGGCGGCATGCCAGTGGGTATCATGAGAACCAATAAGGCTGGTGTCATGGAACGAGACTACAGAGACAAGGGTGGATTTGTGCCTGTGGGTATAAAAGAGAAAGCAGATGACGTGCCGGCTATGTTATCTAAGAACGAATTTGTATTTACTGCCGACGCTGTTAGAGGAGCAGGCAACGGCAACATTGAAAAAGGAGCACAAAAGATGTATGATACTATGAAAAAATTAGAGAAAAGGGTTGTATAATGGATAAAGAAATGAAAATGGCATCAGCACCAGATCCTATGGATGAGAGAAACAGCATGATGGAAATGTTATCTGAAAGATATTATGGTAAACCTTTAAAAGATTTAACACCAAAAGAAATAGAAATGTTAGAAGAAGCGTTTGATGATCTTGTTGGTAAAAAAGAAACTGCACCAAGAATGATGGCACAGACAGGCGGTATAACAGAAACAAGAACATTACCACCAGAATTTATTGAAGCAGCGCAGAGAACATTTTTAACAGATCTTGCTACACAATCAGGTATGCCATCTGTTACAACAGCAGCTGCAAAACAACCTGGTGAGACAGATGCACAGTTTGCACAGAGACAAGCGCAAGCACAACAGTTTGGAATTACAAGAGCAGGTATGGCTGAACTTGCACCACAAGTTGCAGCACAAGATCCATTACAAGCAGCAGCGTATCAACAAGCCGTAGACCCAACAAAAGGTCTTGGATCTTTTCAACCATTCTTAACAAAAGCAGGGACAGCTGCAGATGCAGCGACTGCACTAACAGGAACAGGTGCAGGAACAGGAGTGGGATCTATAGAATCTTACAGATCACCATATCAACAACAAGTTATTGATACAACAATGGCTGAGTTTGATAGACAAGCTCAAATAAGAGCTAATCAACAAGCAGCAGCTACACTTGGTATACCAGGTGCATTTGGTGGTGGTAGAGAAGGTGTACAAAGAGCCGAGTATCAGGCAGCAAGTGACAGGAATCGAGCACAAACATTTGCTAACTTACAACAACAAGGTTTCCAAAATGCAGCAGCAAGAAGACAACAAGATCTTGCTAATCAAATGAATATATCACAATTACAATCAGGTTTAGGTGCAAGAGCACAAGACTTTAGTAGAGCACAAATATCTGGTCTAGGCACATTAGGTGCAGCACAACAAGCACAAACTCAAGCAGTATTAGATGCACAAAGACAAGCAGCACAGATGGCAATCGATGAACCAAGACAAGCACTGGCTAGATTTGGTCAAGGTATTGCAGGTATTACACCGGGTGCAGGTGCAATAAGATTAAGTCCTGCTGCAAGTGAAGCACCAGGGGCAAGTCCATTAATGAAAGCTTTAGGTCTAGGTCTGGCAGGAGCGGACATATACGGAAGGATATTTACTAATTAATATGTCTAGAACTTTAAGAAGACCAATGTTTAGAAGAGGTGGACCAGCTAATGATGGTATCATGTCTGGTTTAGAGGACAGAAAAAAATTTCAAGACGACCCATTAAAAAATTTTGATATAGAAAATGTTGGTCAAAGTGCTAGAGGTTTTATAGAACAATTTGAACCATTGTTAAGAGAATATACACCTAAGACAAGATTACCATTAGGAGAAGTTGGTTTTGCACTAGCATCAGGTGTTGATCCACTACAAGCTTTAGGTGCAGGTTATAGTAAGTTTGTAAAAGCAGATGACGCAAGAGAAGCAGCTATTAGAAGAGGTGCCGCATCCATGGGTATTGGTCAAGCTATGCGTCAAGAACAAAATAGATTAAAACAATTATTAAAAGATCCAAGAATAGATTTAGAAAAAAAAGTTGATTTTATTAAAAGAACAATACCTAGAATTAAAACAGATGAAGATGCTTTAGAATATATAAATAGATCAGTGGGAGATGTTTCTAAACAAAGTTTTGAAAATAGAGTTCAAAGAAAAATAGCACAATCTAATAATCCTGGAAGTAGAACTGCAAGACCAAAAGCAATATATCAAGTTGCTTTAGAACCAAATATACCAATAGAAAAAACAGGTAGTTTTATAAATGTTAGAGATGGAAAATTTCCAAAAACTTCTACAAAAGGATTAACTCACTTTGATTTAGGTAGTGGTAGATTATATGAATTTCAAGGTGGCGATGCAAGTGATATTAATAACTATTTAGATGTAACTGAAAAATACAACATAAATAAATTTGAATTTTAGGAGGTTAAATGGCTAAAGAAATAGATCCATTCGGCTACTTTGACCTTACCCCACAAGAGCAAAGTTCAGAGACAAGTGCAATCACAGCCATGTTTGCTGGTATAGCATCAGGTATAATTAAAGTACCAGAGGGTGTTATATCTCTTGGTGCAGAACTTATCGATTTAGGTTTTGATACAGAAACGGCAGTAGAAGTAGAAAAAGCATTTGATGCAATTAACATCTTTGAAGAAGTTGCAGATGACAGAGCTATTGGTAAGATAGCAGAAACATTAGTGCAAGTTGGTGTGCCAGGCACAATTGGTTTTAAACTAGCGAGTGGTGCCGTTAAAGCAAAGAAAGCTGGCAACTACATGAACGCATCTGGTTTAAATGCACAAAAAGCTGCAAAGAAAGCATCTGATTTTAACAAGTCAGTTGGTAAAAGAAAATTTATAGCTGGTGTTGCAGGTGGTGCAGCAGGTGAAGCATTTGTTGCAGATGTAGAAGACATAGGTACATTTGGTGATTTGTTTGAGGCAGGTCCTACACAATTAGAAGAAACTACTGACGAGGGTGGTAGAGATGATGCATTTAAAAAATTAATGAACAGAACTAAATTTGGTTCTGAGTCTTTGTTAATTACACCTTTTGTATATGGCACAGGTAAAGCAATCAAAGCGGCAGCTACACGTGGCAAAAGAATAGAGTTTAGCAATTCTAAACTAGATCAGTTTTTTAACAAAACATTTTCTGCATTAAGAGCTAGAGGTGCAAAACCACAACAGATATTTGAAGCAAAGATGGCAGAAAAAGGTGCTACCATGGCAGATACAAACAGAGCTATGGAGTTGGTTAAAAATATAGATAGACAGGTAGACACTATGTTTCCAACTTTTAAAGGTGTATTTGATAAGTCAGGTGTAAAAAGAAAATCAGAGATATATAAGGAATTAAATAATCTTTTGTTTTCAGGTAATATAGGCAAGGATATATCTAAAGTTGAAGCAGATAGAATATCAAAATATTTAAAAGATAACAATGCCTCAAAAGAATCAATTTTAAATATATTAGATAGTATAAATGGTGCAAGAAGAACATTTACACAATTAATTAACGCGTCATCAAACGCACCAAAAGATATAAAAACATTACAGTCATTGATGGGTGATAGAGTAAAAGATTATCTTGGTAATACGTACAGAATATTTGAAGACAATTCTGTGTTACCATTCATGAGATATGCACCTACAGAAGAAGCAATAGAAGGAACAAAAGATTTTTTTAAAAGATATGCAGCTAAAAATGGTAGACAACTTACAGACTTTCAAGCGCAAAGCATGGTAGAGACAGTTATCAAAACTGCACAAAAACAAAAATCTGGCCCTGGATTACCATTTAAATATGTTGATGATACAGCCGCAGACGAAGGACCAGAGATAGATAAATTTTTTAAAAATGTTATAACAGATCAAATTAAACCAGCACGTCTACTAGCAGAAACAAGAGGTAAAGATAGAAAAGCAATACAAGAATTGTTTGGTAAGATAGAGGATCCAAGATTCTCTATATATAATAGTATGACAAAGCTATCCGCTATAGCTAGAAAAAACGAACTGTTTGAAAGAATAGCCAAAAATGATGAGGCTATAAAAAAAACAGTTACAGGAACTACACCAGGAGGTGCAAGAGGTTTCTTTTTTGATGATGCATTAGAGGCAGCAGAAGCTCTACCTAATCAGGAGATAGTAGAACTAGATAAATATCTTACATCATTTTTTAGAGATGAGTTTACAGTTAACCCACTCGCAGGTAAATTTACTACAAAAGCGATAGCTGAAGGATTGGGTGATTCGTCAAGAGCGTTAAAGTTTTTGTTAGAGGCAAGACCAGGTGCAACAGGTGTTGAAAAAGGTTTGACATGGGGATACAGAAATTTAATTTTATTTCCAAAAGCATTATCACAAGTAGCAAAAACTATACTTGCACCAGTTACACACTTTAGAAATTTATTTTCTGCTACAGGTTTTTCTGCAGCAAACGGTATACTATTTGAAAATCCTGCAGTTGTTGGTCGAGCATTTAAAAATGCATTTGGTAAATTACAATTACCTGGTAGAGCAGGAACAGCAGAAGCAAATGAGGCTTACAGAGAGTTACTAGAATTAGGTGTTGTAAACTCACAAGTGCAACTTGGTGATGTAAAAAATCTTTTACGTGATGTTAGATTTGGTGAAAATTTAAATTTAGAAAAACCACTGGAATCTATGATGAAAAAACTTACAGCGGGCACTGGTAGAAAAGCAAAAGCATTTATGAAAGGTGCAGAAGATTTATATACAGCAGAAGATGATCTATTTAAAATAGCAAACTACGCGGTTGAGATGCAAAGATTAAGAAATGCGTATACAAAAGCTGGTAGAGAATTTACTGAAAGACAATTAAAAGAAGAGGCAGCGGATATTGTAAGAAATACGGTGCCAAACTATGCATACGTATCAGACACAGTCAGAGCATTAAGACGTCTACCACTTGGAACTTTTATGTCGTTTCCATCTGAAATATTAAGAACAACGACTAATATTGCACAAAGAGCATTGCGAGAAATAAAAGATCCAGCGTTAAGAAACATTGGTATCAAAAGATTAATAGGTCTTGGTACAGTTTTAACGATTGCACCAAATGCAATACAATCAGGGTTTCAAGGTTTATACAATGTTACTAACGAGGAATTACAAGCACTTAGACAATACTTACCTGATTGGTCAAAAAACTCTACAATATTACCTATCAGATCAAAAGATGGTGATTTAAAATATATAGATTTTAGTCACGGTAATGCATACGATGTAGCAACAAGGCCGATACAAACATTAATTAACGAAGTACAAAAAGGTATAACAGATGAAGAGCAACTGTTACCTGGTGTGTTACGTGGTATGGCACAGGCTGCAGGTGAACTTGCATCACCATTTATATCAGAGGCAATCTACACAGAAGCTGCATTAGATATTATTGCAAGAAAGGGTAGAACTAGAGAAGGTAGACAACTTTATACAGAAGCTCAAGTAAAAAATAAACCAGGTGAAGTTATAAAAATTATTACAAATCACTTAGCACAAGCCATGTTACCGTTTTCATATCAACAGTTAAATAGATTGTATCAAGCAGCAGCAGATAAACCATCTGAACGTGGTGAGTTCTTTGAAGTGCCAGATGAGTTGTTAGGATTTGCAGGATATAGAGCTGTCAAAGTAGATCCTGTAAGATCAATAGGTTTTAAGATTGCAGATTATCAAAGAGGTATTAGAGAATCAAGAGCACTGTTTACAGGTGGTGCAGAGTCTGTATTGAAAGGTGGACCTAAAACTGCAAGAGATGTTGTAGAGAGATTTATTGCAGCAAACAAAGCTAAGTTTAACACAGACAAAGAAATGTTAAGAAACATAAAAGCTGCAGATATATTAGGAACAGACATGAAATTAATTGCAAAAGAATTTTATGATAGAGGGTTAATAAGAAATTATGGCAGATTAAATAAGGATAAATTTGCACCATATTTTCCATCAGAAAATATACAAAGAGAGTTTAAAGAAATAGAACAAAGAATAAAGGTAGAAAACCCATTTAAAGCTGCGAAAAAAACATTAAAAAAAATAAGAAAAGATTTATTAAAATTATCTTTTGATGATGATTTTGAAATAGATATTAATGACTATCTAACACCTGATCCTGGATTATTGGGATCTATGTTACCACAAACACCAGCAGTTGACCCAACAACAGTGCAAACAGGCACACAAGCAACATTAACACAAACAGGCTTAACACCATCAGAACAAGCGTTGCTTTCTGAGGAAGAAAAAGCTATAAGATTAAGACAAAGAGGATTAGCATAATGGATGAAGAATTTGGATCTTTCATAGTAACGGACCCTGACTTAGTTGATGAGGGTATTGATGTATCTGGTCTTAGAACAGAAACAGATATAAATCCAGTTTTATTAGGTGAAGTTGCACCTGGTATAAAATATGAAGGAATAGGACAAAGTCCTACAGCGTTATCAGATTTATCAAGATTTTATCGTTTTGGTTTACCTACAAGATCAACATCACAACCTACAACACCACCAGCGACAGGTGGTGGAGGGGGCAGACCAGATGATGTTGTTGAGAGAGTTTTACCTGGTTTTGATGTTGATGCTCCTAAAAACACACCAGAAGATCAAAGATTAATAGATGCAGGTATAGGGGTGCAAACAGAACCGGGAACTGTCGTAGCTCCAGGAGAGATGCCAGTTACACAAGCGGAGATGGATGCGTTTAACAGAATACCAGTTACACCTGTTTCACCTCCAGGACAACCCATAGATCCAACAGGTATGTTACCACAAACCTCAACACCTTTTATGGTTCCGGGGGCTTTAGGTGTAGATCCAAGAGAAAAAATGGATTTTGTTACAGATGAAGATTT